AGAGAAGATTGTAGGAATATAACTTTCATAATCTAATTTAAGTCCTAGGTATTCTGCTACCCTTGTATAATACTGACGAATTCCTTTACTAGAAGATTTATATTTTCTCATCTTTAGATCAACTAGTTTTTCAGATTCACAAAGCACATACTTGACAACTTCTAATCCATCTGGTTCGATACATAAATCACGTAATTTAGGATCATCCGTTGTATTATGAAGAATTAACATATTCTTGACTACGATGCTTGCGGTGTTTGCACATGTCATAAATTTATATCTTTGTTTGTTCTCGAAGTATGAATAAGGAATATCTAGATTTGGATCAGATAATTCTTGATAGCATTTTTCAATACGATTATATACGAACTGACGGACATCAACATTTGTTGATCTAAGAATACTTAAAACCAATTCTTTATTTATATCTGCTACAAATTGAGAAGTATTTCTACAGACAATAGAAATTCCTCTATACATGACATCATCCATGGAAGGATCGGCTATATATTTCTGTTCATGTTTGAATCCAAAATATTTTTTGTCCATCAAGAACATTGCAGGAAAGAGTGTTTCCTCTCTAACCATGATTAAGAATCTATAATTTGTTAATTCATAAAAGCGATTATTTAATCTATCAACCAATGTTATTTCCTCTATTTTCTTATCTTTATTTTTATCAGAGTAATGTTTTTTAAGTTGCTTTCCTGTTAATGAATTTTTAATAGATCGCTTGACTAATTTTTCTTTATGTTTTTCATAGTCAAATTCACCAGCAAAATAACGCTGATTAATATCTTTAAATATTTCAGGATTATGTGTAAAATAGGTTGAATCAGTATCATTATAATTGATGATGCATCCTAAATTAGATAGAAATCTATTTGATTCTTGAGTGAGAAATCTTCCTTTAGAAGTAATTATATATGCCATTGCATATTTATATCCCATTCCTCTCGGATATGCCAAGAATCCATATCCAGTGTTCATTAAGATTTTTACAGCAAGTTGTTTTGAATCATAAGCACGTTTTAAATTCAAATGCTGAACATAATCAGGATTTTTATCACAGATCAATTTAATTTTTTTAACCAATTCATCAACTGATAAATTGTGATTAGGATTTTTTTCTAAAAATTCTTCTTTAGTCTGATCATAAATTTTTTCACAGGCTTGATCATGAATCCACAGTTGATATTTAGCTGCATTACGCTTAGCAAATAAATCTTGTTCAATTTTTGGAAAAATTCCCATATTTTCATATTCTCCTTCATGATCAATAATATAAAGATCTTTATCTATATAATCACCTAACTCGGCTGAAGGAATACAAATATGTTTTGCATGTTTAATTTCTTCATAATCATGAGTCATAGATTCATAGGAAAGATTAAACGTGATAATAATGCTTGGATATAAAGACTTGAAATCAACTGCTTCAACAGGCATGATTATCTTAGCATACTTAATGTCATCTCCTATCACTTCATAAGTATATTTTTTAGTCAATTCTTCATTACTTAAATCTGATTTAGGTATTTCATAATCAATGTGAATTTTACCTTTGTTATGAATATGAACATAACCTCCAGGAAATGATTGTTTCTCAGGATAAATATGATCCTCATCGACATCATCAGCGTATTTAGGAGGGTTGCTTCTACTAAATTTATTTTCAATATAATCATAATGATACTTATTGGCATATTGAAATAAAAGTGCTAACACCTTGGAAGTACCTGCTTTATAAATAGTATCTTCAAAACTCATACCAGTTATTTCTGCAAATTCACGATTGGTAGGAAGATATAATTCTGCTACTGCTAATTGATAACATCTACGCGAATCAACTTTACAATAATCCATAATTATTTTTATTTGGTCTAGATCATTGGCTAACCAGTATTTCCAAATATCAGAATAATCAACATCATCTTTTAGTGGAATTTTTGCTTTCTTCAAAAATGCATTCATACTCTTTGAAGATTCTTTCTTGTATTTAGTAGAACAATGCATATATAAATCCACAGTGATTGAACCTGGTGGGGACCAATAATGATAAGGTAAAGTCGTAGTTGGATCGAATTTAAAATTACTTATTCTAGGCTGGGAAAGACCACATTGGCTATACAATCCTGATACTTCGCTGTCAGTGCTGACCTTACTCCAATATGTAAACTTGCCATATGTATTTTGATATTTATATCCATCTATTATTTTCATTTTGTCTTCATTATATGAATCAAGATATGAAATTGAGGTTCTACAAAACATTTCATCAAAGATATTATGAAGCCTCAATTTCAATAAAATCAATGGAATATCAAATAAGTTTCCATTATAATGCATAATTATATCAGGTTGTATTTTCTCTAAAATATAGCAATATGCAGATACAACCTGCTTCTCAGAATTACAGCAAATATTAAATGCTTTATCAATTCCTATCTCAGGATGATATTTATTATCGCGAGTGAAATAAATATTCACATCTAATTCTTTTTCAGTATCTGTTATATAACAAGTGATATTAAAGATCACATTATTTTCATCAATTAATGATTTTTTAGAAGCATCCTTTATTACTGAGCAAGTTTCAATATCCATACTGCATATCACATTAGGATGGATCATGATAGGCTCCTTAACATTAATATAATCATCATAGTTTAGTAAAAAGCATACATCTGCCTTAGTTATATAACCCCATTTATAATCCGCATTTAGATCAGAATCAATATACTTAAATTTACCACTTCCCATGTTAAACATGCTTTTATAATTAGTCAGTGATACCCAATTACCTGATAATTTTTCATTCTTACCAAATATATTAGTGATTATCTGTGTTGAATTAGAAGTTAAATAGAATTCTTTATAACTATATGCATATTCGAGCGCCTTTTTTCTATCCTTAATTGTCTTAAATGTAAATCTATATCCAAGAATTATTGGATATTTTTTATATTCCTTTAATAATTTAATCGCAATATAATTTCCAGCAACTTTATATTTAGTCTTATAATCTTCAACTGCTTCGAAAAATGGTTTGAATCTATCGATCTTTTTATATTCTTTAATTTTAGAATAGCCTATATAACCTAGTTCATTTTGAATCGGGCTATCAAAAGACTGATTAACATTATCAGAGTAAAGAACATCGAAGTAAATTGGAATATTCTTAATCATTACTGATGCTTTCAATCTAGACATTAAAGTGCCTACAAGCAATACACAAGATTCACCTTTATATGTGCAACTTTTTACAAAGTTAGGTAAAAAGTCTATAGGCTTATTTTCTTTAATATTATTAATATCTTGTGTTTCATTTTTGTAAAATAATTTTCTACTTGGAATATCATTAAGTTGATCAAATAGACAAGTCTTATAATACTTTTCCATTTAATTATTATTTTTTTAATTTTCAAATCAAATTTAAACAACCATTGTATGATTAGGAGTGTAATTTAGAAACTTATATAAATCAATGTCATTCATTTGATGAGCCTGTAATAATAATTTGGAATTTTTACGTTTTATCCTCATATAGTTTTTAGCATTATTTATATCCTTTATAGAATTATTCTTGGCTGACTTCATTTGTCTTTTGAGTCAAGAAATAAAATATTTTTTAGGTTATTTAAATGGATACATCTATCATTACTACAAATTCAGACACTTCATCATCAGATGAATTAATGAAAAAAAGATCAATTAAATATAAACATGTTATCATGATTTTAGTTGCAGCAATTATTGTATTTTTAGTTTGCAGTATTTTATTCATATATTATTTTTATAGTTGGAGAGAGACAACTGTTAATTTTACTGGGAATAATTATAAAGTAGCCCCTAGGTATCCTGATAAACAAAAAGCAGCCTCGATTCTATATGAACTAGATAAAGCCGCTATAAAATTAATAAATTATATGGACAAAAAATATAAAAATACAAGAAATAAAAATATCAAAGAAGTAGTCAGACTATTAAAGCAAAATTATGATTCAAATTCTTTATCAGAAAATGATCCTGAATGGAAGATGGGTCATAAAGCAGTGACTGTAAATGGAAGCAAAATTTCGATGGCCTTAAGAAAAAAAAATGGAAAATTTTATAATATGAACCTGCTTAAATTCGTATTCTTTCATGAATTAGCACATGTTGGAACTCATGTAAAATATTTAACTAAAAATAATCATCATCCTGAACACTATTGGGCTGTATTTAAATTGATTTTGGGAGACGCTGCTGAATTAGGGTTAATCAAACTAAAGCCATACAGTATTAGAAATAAAGAAACATATGCTGGTGAAGATATTATTTATAATCCATATTTTAATAAAAAATTGAGTCTTTAAAATAGTGATTCTAAGATAACCATCTTTCCTTTTCTAGAAAGAATACTTTTAGGAAGTGTAGAAAGATAAACCTCAAGTGGGGTATTAGAATACTTAACTAGCAAGGAAAGAATCCCCTCCATGTTTTTTATCTCAGCAATGGTTTTGTATAGGATTTGTTTTATAGAAGTCTGAATAACCGGCTTTGGTATACCGAGCTTCAAAAAGTGCTCCATATTTTCGGTGTTTCCATTAACTAGTGTTTTCATCAATACCTCCACATTGCATTTATAGAGCAAAACTAGTTTACCATTAATCTCCCATTTTTTAATATGACTATAAACCAGTTGATAAGATTTCAATTTAAAATTTTTCCACATCTCAATAGTAAGTTCATCTCCATTATTAATCAGGAAATCTGAGTGTTCCTTTATTATCTGTTCTAAAACAGCGGATTCGCAATAACGGAATGCATATCTGAATAAAGATTTAATATCCTTATGATGACCTAATTTGATTAGAAAATCAATGCATTTGAATCTGTTATTAATGATCAATAATTCGGAAATGTCAAAAATGCAAATAGAATCATAATTTTGAGGTTCATCTTTCATTATCCAGCTGACTAAAGTATCAAGGGGGTATTTTTTTCTCAAAAGTTCATAAACATCAATTTCCTCTTGATGAATGTTATCGGGATTAAATCCGTAAATTTCTAATATATTAAAAATACGAATAGAGAAAGTTATTCCAATAATGACAAACGAGACTATTCTAATTGAATGCATGCCCGATTTTTGGGAAATTAAATTAGGAACAAGATCCAAAAGCGTTGTACTATCAATGGTGATATTTAACTCTTTTCCTAGTTCAATAATAGATTCACATGGTTCCCAACTATCTAATAATTTACCGATCATGATTATGATAACGATATTATCACCTTGGATTATAGCATGCCGAAAAGCAATTTTAAAATACTCCACAGGATCTGGATAGTGAATTTGAATCAGCTTGAAAATCGCACAATAAGGGATGGCTTTACCAAAATCAGTAAAATTCCTTCTTTTATGGATATATTTAATAAAAGGAGACATTAAGCAGTCATAAATCATAATAGGAGTAATCTCAATATCTTCAGTAAAACTATGAACTTCAATTGAATTTCTAACGTGTTCAAAGATGGTTTTTAAGTGGATTATAAATTCTTCATCAGTGAGAAATAATGGTATTGAAGTGTTAAGTCTTTCAAAAACTTGATCAAAACAAATATCTTTAATATAATTCATAACAGAAGAAGTAGAATTAAAAAGTTTAAAAATCAAATTATCTTGATATTTTGTTTATTTTGGCCAAAACTATAGGAGTGATCAATACTATCATAATAACATGGATTACAATAATAATTATTAATAATATATATACATAGTTTATTTTCGTATCGAGGTCATTCAGCTGAACACTTTGTTCATATTTATGTTTTAATTCTCGATAATGTTCATAATCAGAATCATATCCAGAGTTATCTCTTCCTCTAAATCCATATTCAATAGGTGAATACTCATTATCTGGATGAAAATGCTGTGGATTTTGAACTCCATATTTAACATGGTCTCTAGGACATGGTTCTTCTTGATAATCATAATCTTCATGTCTATTAGTGAATACTCTCCCTCTTGTAGATTTATCTAATTTTTCCTTTCTTCGATTATTAAAGAGGGCTGAGGACGTATAATAATTACTTTGAGGAAATGCATTTAGTCGTGATCTGACACTGAATATATCTTTTTCCTGAATGCCATCAGGTCTAGGATTAACGTAATAGTTATCATATCCTTCAATTCCATTTGGCATATAACTATCTGAACAATGCATTGTTTCTGTTGAATAAAAAATTAAAAAAAATTAATTTTTGACTTAAAATAATTATCTGTTAATTTTAAATGGCAGGACTCAAACCAACTCAAGCGAGAACACTACTCAACACATGGGATGAAGCGATTCAGAAAAAAATACCAAATTTAACTAACGGGGCTAGATTCTATAAAGTATCAGGTATACTTGGAAAAGTGCTTACTATCTTATTAGTGGCCGCTTCGGCAGCAATGACTACTCATTTTTTAACAGACGAAGGAGATGAAGATAGACAGCGTCGATTAACTATCGCGATAATTGTTTGCTCGATTTTAGCAGAAGTATTATTGGGTGCAGATACGCTGATCAAGCCTGTATCAAAAGGGAGTGAATGTTCAATAACTGCAAAATTATATGCAGATTTAAGCAGGGAGATAAACGTCGTGATGGCTATGCTACATAACTATCATGAAAGCGACTACATACCTGAAGAACT